GGTATTAAAAGTAACAAATCAATTTAAATCAATTTATTTTACACAATGGAAGAAGTTTGTAAAACATCTTGGCACATAAATTGTCCTCCTTTGCCCAAACTGGGTTGTGCATTGGAAGCAATGCCAAATGGATTATTCACAAATTGTCAATGGTTGGAATTTTTTGGAGATAGGTATTACCAAGGTGATTTTGATGTGTCTGAAATTGCTTTATTTGTGAGGAAACACAATTACCATCTGGCAGTCATTAGAACTGATATGCCAAACAACATTCAATACATTACACAGCCTGAAAGAAAAGGTTTTTTTAGGCCTTTAACACGGAGTATTGTCCTTTACAATGACAATAATATTCATTGGCATTCTGGTTATGTCACTACGTTGGGTGATGGTTTCATTAAAATCGCTTCATTTGTGCTGACCTTTATTAAAATGTTTAAAAGGAAAGAGCTTAAAAAAAGTGCCCCAGAAATCACAGTGGATACATTTATGGAAGGATTTGGAAGTCATTTGAATTTAAGTGCGGCTGAAATAATTCAGCTACAACTGGATGACTCTGATGAAGATGATGTAAAGGTGCCTGAACCTGAGGTGACTTCAGAAAGTTTCACGCAAGGATTTTCAGAATCAATGAATTTAACACCAGAGCAGTTAGTTCAATTGCAGCTAAATGACGATTCTGAAACAGAAGATGAATCAAGTTCTGAGCAGGCACCGCAGGTGGCTTTACAAACTTTTACATCAGGTTTGGATGATTCTTTATCTTTAAGTAAAGATCAAATCATCCAAATGCAAATACCGGAAGATTCTGATGATGAATCAGTTGTTGAGCCACCACCGCAAGAAACAGCTGATCAAAATTTGGAATATAAACCTTTAACTAGAAGTTGGGCTGATGAAGTAGCTGAATTTGAGTTTATGAATCAGAAGTCAGATTTAATAGACATGCAACCCTTGGAAACTATTATTGAAGACACAGATTTTGAACAAACTGTTGATACTGTCCAATGCTGCAAAGTCCCCCATGATGTTACTCCGTTGAATTTCAATTTGATCAATAGCCTTTTTATGCAATTCGATTCAATCTTTCCTGACTATCATTGTTTGATTAATTTTATGAATATATGTAATGCATATTTGGATTTAATGCATAACAGTACTGTCATAACTATAGAATCAGTTAATTTCATAAAAAAGTACACACATTTTAGGCATGATGTTTTTGATTTCATATTTAAAAACTGTGTCATGAAAGTTCATGATTGTTTCAACAATGAGAAACCATTTCCTTTAATTGAGTCAAACCGAACCCCAGATTATTTAAAAATTGATTATGAAAAGAAAACTGTTCTAATAACAGAATTTACAGTTGTAATGAATGCACTCAGAGCAAATTTTTTAAAGGGCACTACTTCTGAAAATTCTGTTTACCGAAACGAAATTAAAATGTACCAAGATTTGGGATTCTCAGTTACTTATCACCCAATTTTCTTCTCTTTAACTGATGATTTACAAGTCAATGCAAATGTTTGGGCTAGTTTAGGTTATTCAGTTGATAACCAAACCTTCGAATTGTTGAATCGGTATCGAGAGACAGTGAATTTTGAATACAATTATTTACTTTCATACAATTTCAACAAAATCTTTTCACGCGATTTCCCAAATGCTCAAGATTTTGTTAATGACAACAAAGCAGATGAAGACAATTGGCAATTTTTGCATATCAAGGCTAACAAAAGATTGTTCTATTACTTATGTAAATATCTTAGAGAACAGAAGATTGAACTTGAAAAATTTTATTACTTAAGGAAGTTTAAAAATAATGAATTCAGTTTAAATGAAATTGCTAAACCTAAATACAACAGTGTTACTGGTCAGCATCTGTTGGAAATCATATCTGATGATTATTCTATTTGGAAAAATTTCTCCTCTTTGGTTTCCGGTAATGATATCTGTTATGTTCGTACATCGAGGAAAATGTCCATCAACACATTCAAACCAATGCATGGAACTACAGTCACTTCTACAATTACAGATAACCCCATAAATATAAAGATAGCGAGAAATAACAATATGATTAGCATGGAACATAGTCAATTAATAGATGACAAATTGCTTAAAGGTGAAATGAATAATATTTCTACGCCTAATAATATTGATGATGTCCGTAAAAGTGTTGATATCTATAAACAGGAAATGTATAATTGGGTTGATTTGAATAATCAATGTAAAAAATTGGAAGATTCGCCTCGTAGATCATTTTTAGCATATGCTGATACTGAGTTGGCAGTAGACTTAGATTTAAATTGTCGACCATCATTGATATCAATGGATGTTAATGACTTGAAATCCAAAGTTGCCAGAACTCTCTATGATATGTCAAATAAAATCCAATATGAACCGGTTGATTATGAAGAGCCCAAATTTGAAGAGGAAAAAGAAAAATATCGACAATCTTGCAATGATTACTTTATTTATTTGAAAAGCTTTGGAGGAAATGCTATGAAATACAAACATGCCTTAGTGAAAGCACCTTCTCCTGAACATTTGCAGAATTTGAAACAGCAGATGACAAAAAATCAAAAAATATACACAGACTTGTTAAACAAAAAAAGCAACAAATCAAATTTGATAAATACCAATGGCAATTTGAGAGAAATGTTCAAATCCGAAACTAACTGGACTTCCAATAGAGGTTATAAACTTTATGTGGGAAAAAAACAAGACATTTTATCTTTATTTGATGACATGAAAATGCCAACCAAACCCTTGCATTTCAATTTAACTTTGCCCGAAAATTCTAAAGACAGCACATTTTTTCAGACTTTGAAGCAAGTCGCTTTGGATGAATTGCAAATGTTTTATGATGAAATTAAACCTACTCGACTATTTAATAGCTCTGTCTTTTTGTCAAGACTTGCATACACTTTGATGGCTGTTTCTAATAAATCTTTCAATAACAAATATTTTTATCTGGATCATTTGGGTTTGAAAAATGTGTTTTTGATAGTCAAGGGAGGCAAAAAGATTACTAGTACAAGGAAAACCAAAATTTTCAAAATAATTTATCCTTGTAATTCGGAGTTGTCTAGTTGGAATCCTACAGTTTTTTTATCTGAGGGCAATACCTTTGATGAAACTCCTTGGATGCAACTTCATCAAAATGTTTTACAAGACTTGTTAGCTGCACCTTATAAAATTCTTGCAAACTACATACATTTAAGGGATTTACATTCAGCTGATACAAGTATGGAAATATTAGCAATGCCTTACTTACTTTTATGTCATAACCGTAGGAAAACTGAAATTATGTTGCACAATATGAGATATATTTGTGTAAATCCTATAGGTGTATTTTCTCAAGTGGGTAAAATGCTAGAAGAATTTAGTGGTCCTACTTATTCTGCTTTTGATCATAGTATCAGGTTTGGGTTAGTATACAACTACCTCAAGTATTATGAAACTGTTAGAAAATGGTCTGAACATCAGTCCAATGACAATTTATTTTTTCAAACAAGTAAAATTAATCATCCTTATTTGAATAGATTTATAGTTAGTATGACTGATCTTACTTTCGTTTTTTATTCAACCTATCTAATGAGCAAAGGTGCCTACAATCAAAGTATAGAACAATCCAATAATTTGTCTAAAATTATGGAAACACATTCAACATTCAAAGGTAGTGAATCTGACCATATGTATAATATCATTTTTGATAAAGATGTGGATCAGTTGAAAAATGACGATTTTGGATTTTCACCTCAAGTTGCTTATAATGTTGGTAAATTTCTTTCTGCTGAATTGAGGCGTAAACATGCAGCCAACCATATGAACATTAAGTGGCATAATATATTGCAAGAGCCCATTGATAATATGGCCAATAATAAAGGCTTAAGATATAAAGATAAAGATTTTTTTGGACACAAAGGTTATTTTGTTGTCTATAAAGAATTATTTGAAAAAAATATAAATTCCATCTACTCCATATTAGATATGGATGAAGGCAAAAAGCAACATCAAGCATTGAAAGACATTAATGAAACTTTTGAAACAGCTCAAAAAGACAACAAACTTGAACAAGTTATATTTCATGTTGTCGATAAGTCACAAAGAGGTGGTGGTCGAGAAATTTATGTTATGGACTATGTAACGAAGTTGTATCAATATCCTATAGAGAAAATGTTTAAATATGTATGTGAATTTATAGACAATGAAATGATTAGCATCCCCTCAGCACGTCGCGCAGGAATGATTCACAGAAAATGTTTTGAATACAAAAATCCAAAATATATAACATATTATTTGACTTTGGATTGTCGTAAATGGGCGCCTAAGTCCAATACTCTTAAATATAAATATATGTTGCTTGGTATGCAAGATGTGTTACCTGATGATTTCTTTATGTCTACTTTGGAGTATTTCCATCAACATGAGCAGAAACAGATACACACACGTCAACAAATACTTGATCAATTTCTAAGTAACCCTGATAATTTAAAATATAAGCGTTTTTTTACTTCTGATGAAGTGAAAGGCAGTGCTTTTTTCACAATGCCATACAGTTTTGTTATGGGTATTTTCAATATGTTAAGTTCTCTATTACATGCCGGTGCACAACAATATTTCAAATATATTATTGAAAAAGAATCTTTAGAACTAAGACAAATATTAGATATAGATATGTTTGCACATTCAGATGACAGTGGTGGTCGAATTTCAATATCTGAAGCTGATTTGGATGAAAACCACTCAAAATGCAAAAGTGTACTAAAGAAATATGAATTCACTATGAAATCATTAAATCATTTAATGTCTAGCAAAAAATGTAATGTGTCTTTGACTTATTTTGAATTGTTGTCAATTTTGTACATGAATTCAAATTTACTACCTTTACTGCCCAAATTTTTAGGTAATATCAGTGTGAACTTTACAGGTAAAGGTCTAAGTAGTGACATGAAGCAAGTTATCAGCAAGTCCATTGAACTTCAAGCCAATGGTGCTACAGGAGCACAAGCTTACAAAGTACAAATAATACTTTCCAATATGTATCGCAATTTTTATAGGGTTCAACTCGACACACAGTTGCCAGCTTTAGGTGGTGTCGCTAACAGTTGGCCTACCTTGTATTTATCATATGGCAGTGCTGTAGATGAGGTTCGAATTATAAAATATGATTATCAATTTGCCAGGAAGTTTATGGCATTTGCCTTAAATAATTTAGATTATGAAATGACTGATGGCACCATCAATTTAAAATATAAAAACATTATCAGAATGCCAAAAGCATATTTAAAATATCAAAAGCAAATTAAATTGCCAGAATTTGAAAATAATCAATGGTTTTTTGAACAAAATAAAACTAGGCATGCATACTTGAATACCTTTTGGTTTAGAGCAAAATTAGCATCTTCAGATTTTGCATTGTCTCTGTTGAACATCAATGAAGTCAGAAGATTATATGATAGCTTGTATATGGCCAAAGGTGAAAACATCATTGGTAAAGCTAATGTTTACAACATCAACACATTAATTACAGGCATACTAGAGAATGATACGATCGATACACCTATTGAAACTATTTTGAGGACAATGTATAGAAGTTTATTCAGGCTATATGAATTCACTGAAGACTTAGAAATGCCCCGATTTTCATCTAAAACTTCTCTGGTCACTAAACCTTGCACTTTAACCATGAACAATTTTGTTGACTCACCTATTACAGACTTCAATAGCCTACATTTGGCTACACAAATGACCCGGCCAGAATTAATGAAGTACACTTTCAGCAATAAAAGATATGGCCAAGAATTGCATGTTATGATGGAATACTTAAACAGATTGGGTGTCCCTAATGACATTGTAAGTAGAAAAAATTTCTTAGATTACATGAATAAAGTTAAAAATGATGTAAAACATTTTTATGCTGATTTACCAAGCAATAGAAGAACATTGCAAGCTAATTCGGGTATATTCGAATTAATTAAAGAAAGTTTCCATTGCAACAAAAAAATTACAAATATTCGCAGAGATTTTGTTGAACAAAGTAAAATTGAGTATGAAATGGAATCAATTGTCAAAAAAATGATTTTATTATATTATTTTTATATAATATATTCTCATACGAAAAATGATGAAATAGCAGCTATAACGATTGATCCCAACATAATGGGTGGCAAGACATATACGGTGTCTACAGCTATAGAAGCAATACACAATCACATGCCTTATCCTCAATATTTACAATACTTGAGCTTAATTGAAACACAAACTACTAAGCAAATTAATTTAGCCAATTATAACAATTGGACTATTTGGACAAAAAAACAAAGTAAAATAGGAGATATGTGGGTCGGTCAAGGTGAATTCATTTGCAAATTGGATGATGATTTTATTAGATTTACAGTTCTAAATAAAAATATAATCAAAGTAGAACATAAAAGGTATCATAGTCTTACTATTAGCGAAACAGCCAGAAAGTATTTTTATATGATACTCAAAGAATTTGACTTGACATTCG